CTAAAACGTTTCCTCTTGCGTGTGTGAAAGGCTGTCAGATCAAACCACAGATAACACGTAATTCAGGAGGTAGTGGCATCACTACCCGATACGCCACAATTTACGCTACACAATAAAGGACAATAACATGACAAAATTAATAAACAGAGCAGTATCAAGGCGCTTCAAGTCTACCAGCACATCAACAATTGATTTGACAGAGGACGGTGTAAGCCAAACGCCTCACGTATTCATTGCGGTTAAGTTCATAACTGGCGGCGTTGTAGTTACCCCAAGCGCAGGGACATACACTATCGAGGTTAAGGGGGTGGGTATGGATAATTTCGAGGCTATTACAAATGGTACAGCTATTGACGCCACCGCAGCACCTGCTACACTATCATATGCAACAAACGCCGAAGAGCTACGCTACACACCCACGGGCGTTACTGGTGCAGATGAGGTGCAGATAACTGTAACGGGCAATTACGCTTAACATAAGGAAAAATTATGCCAAAACACACACGAGCCAAAAGAGCTTTAAACAGAAAAGTACGGACACTTAGGAAAAGCCAGAAGAAGAGAAAGGGTAGTTTCCACCGAAAAGGCAAGAAATAACCCACAAATTCCCCATAAAATGACAAATAGTTTATATTTCTATCCGTTTATTGTTGACAATGACAAATAGTTTGCTAGAATGGTGTTATCGGGACAAAACCCGTGAAACAGTGAGTGTTAAGAACACAAAATTACCTGCAAGGTCATGGCTTGTAAAACTTAACGCACCGGATGTTAGTAAAACATTCCTTTGGCATTCACTGTTTCAACTTAACGCAAAGGGAAAGATTATGAATAGATTATATAATAGAATAGACGCAGAAGAAGATATGACTGATGAAGAAAAACGTGAGGCATATTTTGCAGAGCAGGGCGAGCATGATGCAATGGAAGATGATATTAGCGACCACGCCTTCAGTGGTAATGTCGGTTACGGCGAATATTAAGAGATACACAGAGGGGTCATACATAAGCAAGTCATGCTAGGAAGTGCTTTCATATCGGTTGCTTCCCTTGTCGGCACAGATAGCTAGTTGGATATGAGCTTAGACCCCATATAGAGCCGCCCAATACGGGCACCGGCCCGGCGGGAGCCGCTGATACCCGCCACTTATTGAAGAAAGCCCCAAATGACCCCCTCTAAATACATCAAGTCCCAAGGCCTACCTAGTACAGCATACGTGGCTGATAAGGTAAGCAAGCCAGCTCAGACGATTAACAACTGGTATCACAACAACTTCGCGCTGTTTGAGGTGGTTGTTGCGGGTGTGGTGGCTAAAGAGCAGGCTACTACAGATTACACTGTAAAGTGTCGTTGCGGCTGGTTAGGGCCAGTAAGTCATTTAACGCCAGATAGGAAATGTGGGGAGTGTGGGGCGCAGTTTCACGCAGCCCTTACATTATATGAAAGGAAAGAGAGATGAAGGTAATTATAAATGTTTTATATGCGTTTGGCTTTGGTTGTGCGCTCATCTCTTTGGTGATGGTTTTTATTGACAATGTGTACAATGCTACTCTTGTTCTGGTTATAGCAAGTATGCTTTTGGCTGCGGGGTTTTTATTACATCAATGGAAAGACCATGAAAGGGAGAGCGATGAGTGATATATACCATATTCTACCGATCAATGATATCAGAGAGCATGAGGAGTCAATAGATTGCTGGTGTGAGCCAGAAGAAGATATCAACGGGGTAATCATCCATAACTCAGCGGACGGACGAGAAGACTATGAGGTTGGGTTGAAAAAGGTTAATTGATATGAAAGGGAGAGAGAATGATGACAGATAAATACGAAGGACACACGCAAACCGAGATATGGCTTATGGATACCTCAAGTATTGATGAAGAACACGAGGCTCTACAAGCAGAGAACAAACTACTGCGTGAGGCGTTGGAAGAAATAGCTATGGAATGTTATTCGGAAGGCGAGTCGGCAAACATAGCGAAGTACGCGCTAAAGGGAGACGAATGATGAAACCTATACTAAACACAACAGCATCACTGCTCAAAATCCCACAGATGGACCTTGCGTATAACAAGAAGAAACTTGCTGAATGGCGTGAGAAGAAGAGGTTAGAGAAATGAAGGTAGAGATACAAGTTTCATGTGTACACATAGCCGATCTTGCAGAGAAACAATTAAAGGACGCGGGGCTTAATCCCAATGACTTTAAAATGTTGCACAATAGCGCGGTTAACGGTGGCGAACGCGGCGAGGGTAACTTGTCGTTTGTTAGCTATACATTCGAAAGGATGAAGCATGAAGGAGCTGACTAAAGCCATATTAATTATACTTGGTTCCATAGGTTTATACTTCATAGGCTTAAGCAATATAGGGGCATGGTCACTCATAATTATATACGTCATATGGATAACAAGACAGCAACATTGACCTATATTAAAAACATGATATACTAAGCCTCCACTCAAACAGTGAGGAATGCATGACGAGCCGTAAAGTTAAATCTCCAAAATCAACAGGTAAGGTTACACAGAAGCAAGCAAAGCAAGCCGTAAGGGTGGTCAATCTTTCTGTTCACAAAAACAATAAAGAACAGCGCCGAAAAAAAGAATTGCGTAAATCATTAATATCATCATCTAAATACTTATCCCAAACAAGCTGCGTAGAAGGCTATTTTCTATTGTCATGGGATAAGGACGGATCATATCAAACACGGCTGCACGATCCAGAGGGTGTAATAGGGTTAAGTTATTTGCCTTCATTTACTCGTGGATGCGCACAAAGGGCGGTTAGCGAGGCTGATTTAGATGAGTAAGCTCACAGCTAAACAAGAGATGTTCTGCCAAGAGTTTATTAAGTGTGGTAACGCTTCAGAGGCATATAGAAACTCATGTGAAGTTAAGAAGGACACTAAACCAGAAAGCATATGGGTGGCAGCATGTAGGCTTATGGCTAATGCTAAGGTTTCTTCAAGGGTTTATGAATTACAGCAAGAAGCAGTAGAAAGAACGCTTGTAACTGTTGAAAGCCTTACGTTAGAGCTTGAAGAGTCTCATAAGATGGCAAAGCAGGAAAAGCAAGCAGCAGCCATGACGGGCGCAACAATGGGGAAGGCCAAGCTTCATGGCTTAGATGTTCAGAAGATTGATTTAATACATCCCATTACTATTAAACTATCCAGCGCGGATGAAAACCTGTAATGGACTTAGGCAACCATAAGCAATTCACACTCACTGACAAGCAGAAAGAGCTACGTGATTTATGCGCTAGTGCTGCTGAAAATATCCTTTGCTACGGTGGCTCCCGTTCCGGGAAGACATTTGAATTTGTTTACAATATTATTACTCGTGCTTTAAAGGCTTCTAATTCTAGGCATGTAATCTTTAGAAAGACGGGCGTGTCTGTTAAGCAAGCTATAGGGATGGATACTTACCCCGAGGTTATGCGTCTGGCTTACCCTGAGATTTGCAAGATGCAAGGCTATAAGCTTGGATGGAATGATAAGCATGGATATTTTAAGTTGCCTAACGGGTCCGAGATTTGGCTATCAGGACTTGATGACAAAGAGCGCGTTGATAAAGTGCTTGGTAAAGAATACGCCACCATGTACTTCAATGAGGCTTCAGAGATACCGCTTCCTTCATTTGATGTTGCACTGACACGATTGGCGCAAACTGTTAAGGATGTAAATGGTAAATGGTTACAGCTTAAATGTTATGTCGATCTAAACCCCACCACAAAATCACACTGGACTTATCGCATGTTCGTTGATGGTATTCATCCAGATGGTGAGATTGAACTTGACCTATCCAAGTATGTTTACATGACTGTGAACCCTAAAGACAACATAGAGAACCTACACCAATCATATCTTGATAGACTTGCGAACATGCCTGAACGCCAACGTAAAAGGTTTTGGGATGGTGTTTATACAGGTGATGTAGAGAACGCATTGTGGAGGAGGTCGTACTTCAAGAGGACTCAGAAGCTTCCTGAACTTCAAAGAATAATTGTAGCAATCGATCCTGCTATCTCGAACGATGTAGGCTCAGATGAGACGGGTATCATTGTTGCTGGTGTATCTGCTGAAGGTAAGGGCTACATCTTAGAGGACGCAAGCGGCAAATACAGACCGGAAGAATGGGCCTCTCGTGCCGTTGCGTTATACGATGAATACTCTGCGGATAGAATAATAGCTGAGATAAATCAGGGTGGTGACATGGTTGGTCACACAATAAGAACGGTGCGCCAGAACATTCCTTACAGTTCGGTGAGGGCGACAAGGGGCAAGGTCATACGTGCCGAACCTATTGCATCATTATATGAACGTGGTAAGATAATACATTATGGTGACTTGTCCACGTTAGAAGATCAGCTATGTGTTTTTACTATTGATTTTGATCGTAAGTCTCAAGGATATTCTCCAGATAGATTAGATGCTTTAGTGTGGGCGCTCACGGAGTTATTCCCAAGCATAGTGACTAAGACAAAGAAAACTGTTATTGTACAACCACCATCACGCAAAACCTATTGGACTTAATATGCTGCATAAAGTAGAGATAGTAAAACAAACTGACGAACTCAGAGACATCCATGAAAAATCGTTAACGGACTTTAATGACGTGCAGGGAGTGCAGAAGGATGAACGTCTTCAGAACATGAATGACAGGCGCTTTGTGACAATAGCGGGCGCACAGTGGGAGGGAAACCTTCAAGATCAATTTGAAAACAAGCCACAGTTTGAAGTAAACAAGATACAATTATCTCTCGACCGCATTAAGAATGAATACAAGAACAACCGCATAACGGCGAACTTCGAACCGGTGAATGGTGATGAAGGTGACACTCTTGCCGATACATGCGATGATCTATACAGGGCCACGGAACGCAAGAGCGTAGCGAAGGAAGCTTATGACAATGCATTTGATGAGGGTACTTCTGGCGGTATTGGTGCATGGAGATTATCAACAGAGTTTGAGGATGAGTTTGACCCTGATAACGATCTGAAGAATATTATTATAACTCCGCAATTTGATGCAGACAGTACGATCTTCTTTGACTTAGGTGCTAAACGTCAAGACAAGCTGGATGCCACAAAGGCATGGGCTTTAACGGCTATGACCCGTAAGGCATACGAAGACACGTATGACGATAACCCCTCATCATGGCCTCAAGATATAGGTAATACTTTCTTCTGGGATGAAGAGACGCCCGATGTAGTTTATGTTGCCGAATATTATCAGGTCGATGAAGGCGAGAAACTTGTAACAACTTTTAAATCTTTAACTGATGATGAAGAAACGTTTGATGATATCTCTGATGAGAAGCGACAAGAGCTATTAGACTTCGGTCATGAAATGATTAGCGAACGTAAAGTTAAAATGCGCGAGGTTCATAAATACACTATGTCTGGTAGCAAGATACTTACAGATGAAGGTATTATCGCGGGTAAGTTTATTCCCATTGTTCCTTATTATGGCAAGCGGTCTTATATTAACAACATTGAAAGAACGTCAGGACATGTGAGATTAGCCAAGGATATGCAGCGCCTTAAGAATATGCAGATATCATGGTTAGCTGAGGTTGCATCAACGTCTGGAATACAGAAACCTATATTTACACCTGATCAAATAGCTGGCCATGAGAATACATGGAAAAATGAGAACGTTGAAAACTTTGCCTACCTGTTACTAAACCCTATTGTCGACAAAGATGGTAACGAAGCACCCGCTGGACCGTTAGGATATACGCAACCAGCTCAAGTTCCACCTGCTACCGGTGCTTTGCTTCAAATAACAGATCAAGATATTAAGGATGTGTTAGGGGATCAAGCACAAGGTGAGAAGATTGTTTCTAATATTTCTGGTGATGCAATTGAGAAGATACAAAACCGCATAGATATGCAGACGTTCGGGTTTATGGATAACTTCGCAAGAGCGATCGAGACATCGGGTATTATATGGTTGTCAATAGCTATAGATATTTTCACAGAGGATGGCAACGAGGGACGCAAACTTAAGGGTGTCACAAGTCAGGGTACATCACGTCAAGTAGAATTGCTGCGTAAGATTAAAGACCCTAAGACCGACGAAGTAAAAGTAGAAAATGATTTCCGTAAAGCCAAGATGGAAATAACTGTAGAAGTGGGACCATCAAGCAGCACGAAGCGACAAGCAACAGTTAACACATTAACAAGTATGTTGAAGTTTGCTATTGCGCCTGAAGATCAAGAAGTGATTACATCAATGATTATGATGAACATGGAAGGCGAAGGCGTCAGTGAGGCGCGGGAGTTTTACCGCAATAAGCTTGTTAGTCGTGGTGTGCTTAAGCCTACTGAAGACGAAGCCAAAGCTATTGCAGACGCACAGCAAGCAGCAGAGAATGCACCACCAAGTCCTGAAGATCAATTCTTACTGACTGAAGCAGAGAAGAATCAAACTCAGAGCGATAAGAATAGAGTTGATACTCAGAAGACAGCAGCCGAGACAGGCAAGACTGAGGCACAAACTGCTGAAATACTTGATGGTATTGAGAGGGATGATCGAGAAGAACTATTAAAATTAACAGATGAATTAATAACCAACTAGGCTCCCATGCCTATAACAATGGAGTACACTATGGAAGACCAGGACGAAGCCGTTCAAGAGAGCGAGATTAATGAAGAAGATATCAATGAAGAAGTTGAGAGTGACGAAGAAGAAGATGAAACGTTAGTTGTTTCAATCGGTGAAGATGATCCGGATGAAGACGATTTATCTATTGAAAAGGAAGACGATACTGACACCATCAAACAAATGCGCAAAGCTTTGAAGGAAAAAAATGAAACATCTAAAGCTGAAAGAAAAGAACTTAAAGAACTTAAAGCTAAGCAAGCAGAGCGGGATGCAGCCAAAGCCGAAGTGGAGCTAGGTGATAAACCTAAGGTTGATGATTATGATTATGGTCAACAAGAACAATTTGAAGATGATTTAATTGCTTGGAACGACAGGAAGAGAACGCTTAAAGATAAGAAGCAAACTGAAAAGGATGAGTCCGCCGCTGCTGATCAACGTTATCAGGATAGATTATCTACGTACAAAACAAACAGCGTAGCTCTTGGCGTTGCTGATTTCAGTGAAGTTGAGGAAGTCGTTAAAGGAAAGTTTAGCCTTCAGCAACATGCGATAGCTGTACACGCACTTGACAAGCCTGAGTTGTTTATACTTGCTGTTGGTAAGAATAAGAAAGTTCTTGATAGATTGGCTGATATTAAAGACCCTGTAATATTTGCAGTAGAAATAGGAAAGATAGAGGCCAAATTGAAAACCACGAAAAGAAAATCTCCACAACCTGAGACAAGACTAAACGGCACGGCTGCAATGAGTGGCTCAACTGATAAGCATCTTGAGAAGCTAGAACGCGATTCTGAAAAGAGCGGCGATAGAACTAAAATACTTGCTTACAAGCGTGAACAGAGAGAGCGTAAAGAAGCCTGATAAACAGAATAGTTGCCATTGCGGGTATAATAAGTTAATATATCTGCAATGGTGTCGCTTACCTAAAGAGCAGTAATGTATGGCCCCCGTTCAGCCCATTGAATGAGTATATATCAATCTTAATCAATGGAGGCCAATAATGGCTAATACTTTTACTAAAGAGGAACGCGTTGCTTATGACGAAGTCCTCGAAAAATTCAATGATCAGCTTGTGCTATCCGCACTTGTTAATCAATTCAGCTTAGGCGATCAAGAGGCCGAGCGTGGATCAGACGTTATCTGGCGTCCTGTTCCTTATATCTCTCAATCATTCTCAGGAATTGACCAATCAGCAAACTTCGGTGATTCAGTTCAATTGTCTGTACCTTCTCAGATTGGTACAATTAAATCTGCTAACTTTACAATGAATGCTCGTGAACTTCGTGACGGACTTCAAGAAAGTAGACAGGCAGACGCAGCTAGTCAGAAACTAGCTTCTGACATCAACGTTGCACTAATGGACACCGCGGCTGATCTTGGTACTCAGGTCGTCGCAATTGCAACGTCTGCAACTGGTTATGATGATGTAGCTCTTGCTGATGCTACCTTTAACGAACAAGGTATTCAAATGGATGCTCGTGTTATGGCTCTGTCATCTCGTGATTATAACAGCATGGCTGGAAATCTAGCAGCGCGTGAGACAATGAACAAAATGCCTACTGAAGCTTTCAGAAAATCATTCGTTGGTGAAGTAGCTGGGTTCCAAACTCATAAACTTGATTATGCAAATAGTCTTGTTGCTGCGGCTGGTACAACTGTTACAATTAATGGTGCTAATCAACATCTAACTCCAGTTGCGACTCAAGCGTCAGGCAACGGCTTCAACCAAACTAACGTTGATAACCGTGAGCAACAAATTACTATTGGTGTTGTTTCGGGTACTGTTAAAGTTGGTGATGCCTTTACTATTGTTGGTGTTAATTCAGTTCACATGATTACCAAGGGTGACACAGGACAGCTTAAAACGTTCCGCATTACTGAGATTGTATCAGGCGCTGGTGGCGCTGGTGATATTAAAATCAGTCCCCCTATCATTACGATTGATGTAACCTCAACGGCTGCTGATGTGAAATATCAGAATGCAACTGCAACACCTGCAAATGGTGCTGCTATTGTATTCTTGAATACTGTAACGGCTTCAGTTAATCCGTTCTGGCGTAAGAATGCAATTGAGCTATTACCTTCACGTTTGATCTTGCCTGAGAATGTTGGTTTAGATGTTCTTCATGGTACGACTGATCAGGGTATTGATTTGCTAATGACCCGACAAGGAGCCATTAATGATTTATCCGTTAAGTATCGTTTCGATGTGTTCTTTGGCACTGTGATGCTAATGCCTGAACAGGCCGGTATCATGATGTTCGGACAGACTTAATCTAATAGAGGGGCGGTGAGATCCGCCCTTCACCTCACAGGACGATAAATTATGACACAGGACGATAAACCCATTTTAACAACAATGCTTTATAAGCATCCAGGTAAACATAAAATTCACGGTGATATGTTTGATTACATTATTGTAAATGATGACGATGTTGATGCTAATCTCAAAAAGGGTTGGCATAAGTCAACGCCCGATGCCTTAAAGGGCGAGAAGAAAACTAAGACGAAGTCTAAGAAGAAAGAATAACATGTCCTATACGAAGCGCCAATTCGTTGAATCTGCATTTGAAGAGGCTGGCCTAGCTTCTTACATTTTCAGTTTAACGCCTGATCAGTTACAAAGCGCATTGCGTAGGCTTGACGGAATGATGGCGACATGGGACGGTAAAGGTATTCGTATTGGTTGGCCGTTAACGACAAGTCCAGAGAATAGTGATTTAGATACAGAAACGGGCGCACCCGCTAATGCTGTTGAGCCTATCTATCTAAACCTTGCCATAAGAATAGCCCCTATGTTTGGTAAGACGCTATCAAATGACACACAGAAGAATGCAAGGCAAGCTTACAATGAGTTAATAGCTCGACATACGCAACCTCCTGTTAAAAATCTACCTACTACATTGCCAAGGGGTGCAGGTAATAAACCGTGGGGAGAAACAGACAATGAATACATTAGTCCACCAGCTCAAACTATTGATACTGCCTTTGATGGTGAAATAGAATTGGAATAGAATATGACTACGATTAATAATTTAACTGGAATTGATGAGGTTCAGGCTGGTGATTTACTCGCTGTATTTGTTAATAGTGATGGTCAAGCTCGTAAGGCCGCTATATCTACCATTCAAGACTTCATGCAAGAAAATCTTACTTTTGGCGTGTCATCATTTACAACACAATATGCAAGTCCTTCCAGTACGGGGTTTAGCGTTCAGATAACAGATAACACAGATGACACTCATTTAATCCTTACACCGACTGCAACGTTTGCTACAGGAACAATAGTTTTACCCACTAATACGGTGGCCGTAGATAAGCAACAAGTTCTAGTTAATTCAACACAGATAGTAACTACTTTGACTATCGATGGAAATGGTGCAACTGTAACCGGTGAACCCTCTACGCTTGCTGCTAATGATTTCTTTACCCTTAAATTCGATAAACCTAACAGCGTGTGGTTCAGGGTGGGCTAAATGGTACAAATTCCCGTACTTTCTGGCATATTTACAGATGCAAACTCTGACTTCCGTAATTCATACCCGCGCAATCTTATACCAGTGCCTAAAGATGAAGGCATATCTAAGGGTTATATACGTCCCGCAGATGGTATAGTTGAGTTTTCTTCCAATGCTCCTGGCATTGATAGAGGGGGAATTAATTGGGATGGTGTGTTGTATCGTGTGATGGGGTCTAAACTTGTTTCGATTGATGAGTTCGGCGCTATTACCACAATTGGAGATGTTGACGCTGGGGGGCAAGTTACGCTTGATTATAGCTTTGACTTTCTTGGGATTGCATCGAATAAGAAATTGTTTCTTTTTGATAAAGGAACATTGAAACAAAACACTGATGAAGACTTAGGAGATGTTATTGATTTCATATGGATTGATGGCTTCTTCATGACGACAGACGGACTATCTCTTGTTGTTACTGAATTAAATGATCCTTTCGCCGTTAATCCTTTAAAGTTTGGTAGTTCAGAGATTGATCCGGACCCTATCGTGGGGCTTTTAGAATTAAACAATGAAGCGTATGCACTAAACAGGTTTACTATTGAAGTGTTTGAAAATGTTGGTGGGTTAGGGTTTCCGTTTCAGCGCATTGAAAGCGCGGCTATACGTCGAGGGTGCATAGGCACACATGCCAAGGCTATATTCTTGGAACAGATTGCTTTTATGGGAGGTGCGCGCAATGAGGCTACCTCCGTGTGGCTTGGTATTAGCGGGCAATCAAGACGAATAGCAACGCGTGAGATTGATCAGATATTGGCAGAGTTTACGGAGACACAGCTTGCCGATGTTGTGATGGAGGTGCGTGTAGATAAAGGGCATCAATTTTTATACATTCACTTACCTGATAGAACTATTGTTTATGATGGTGCTGCTTCTGCTATTGTGGGCCAGCCTATTTGGTTTACGCTTGGATCAAGTGTTGTTGGTAATTCAATTTATAAAGCACGCAATCTGGTTAGAGTGTATGATAAATGGATTGTGGGCGACCCAACGGATAATAGAGTAGGTCGTTTTGTTGATAATATATCATCTCATTATGGAGAATTAATAGGGTGGGATTTTGGGACTATCATTGTTTATAATGGTGGGTTTGGTGCTGTTTTTCATCGGTTGGAGCTTGTTAGTTTAACTGGACGTTCTGCCTTTGGTGATGATTCAACCATCTGGATGAGTTACTCGTTTGATGGGGTAGCGTTCAGTCAAGAGTTTCCCTTACCTGTTGGCAAGCAAGGCGACAGAAACAACCGTATTGCATGGCTTCAAGCTTTTGCTATGAATAATTGGGCTGTTGTTAAGTTCAGAGGTACAAGTGATGCTCATATGTCTATTGCTAGACTTGAGGCAACCCTGGAGCCTTTGAATGTCTAAACCAGTAATTCCATTAGATAGTGAGCTCGCAAAGATATTCGGTAACAATACTAGAATATTCAGGGCAATGCGTGAGTTGTTTAAGCAATCAGGTGATTTATCCCCTGCTGCTATTGATGAAGCACTGATTGCTGCGGGAACGGCTGATAATAAAGCTGTTCAGGCTCTCGATACACTTGAAAGAATAGCGAATGCAGTTGAATCTTTATCATTAGCCCCTCAAAAAGAAGATGTTAAAGAAGATGATTTAACTCCAAGATCAGAATTGGTAATACCAGATACCTTAGCTGATTTATCGCCACGGTTTGAAGAAGACCCAACTATTTTAAAAGAGTCGGATATAGGTAAGAGTGTTCAAGCATTCAGTGCGAATTTAGATACATATGCTGCTAATTCTTTAACGTCTGGTGAACTTAGTCAATTACAAAACATCAACTCTGTAACTATTTCAAATGCACAGTGGGTTTTTCTTGGCAACTTCAATCAAGCATTAACAACAACGAGTAATGTTAATTTTGGAACAGGTACTTTCTCAGGTAAAATACAAACTGGAGATTATTTGGACTTAGCAACAGGAAGAACGACTCTTGTTGTACAGGCTGGCGGTTCGATATACAGGTCTGCCACTAGCAGTGGGTCAGCCGCTTTTCAAGGGTTTGGTAATGTGCAATACGAGGGGAGGAATGCCAATGGCTTTGGTCATTTCTTCGTTACAGGCCCGTCAGGTTTAGAATCTCTTGCAATTGTTGATCAAAAAATAAGAATTTCTGGCACTGCGGCTACCTTGTCGAGTGGCACAGGAACGCCGGAGGGCGCAGTCTTCGCGCCTGTTGGGTCATTATTTACAAGAACAGATGGTGGTGCAGCGACTTCTTTATATGTTAAAGAGACAGGTACGGGTAACACTGGATGGGTTGGAAAATAATAAACCAACATTAGGTTAATATGTTACATTATATAAAAGGATTAAATTATGACAACAACAGTTGAAAATATTATACCAGCAAAGGATGCGGAATCATCTAATACTGCTCAATACACATCGAATGATGTAAAAACGATTATTGATAAATTCACTGCAACAAATATTAGTGCTGGAACTTTAACATTATCAGTTAATATTGTTCCCACTTCAGGGAGTGCATCAAACACAAACTTAATTGTTGACGCTAGATCAATTCTTGAAGGCGAAACTTACACCTTCCCTGAGTTGGTGGGGCATATCTTGACCACAGGAGATTTTATATCTACTAACGCCAGCGCAACAGGCTTGACAATTCGCGCAAGCGGTCGAGTGACTACTACATAGTGTTGCAATTATGGATAAATTGATGCATACTAACAAAAGTGCTGAGTTTTCGCGGTTCCAGCCTCGCATAAAGGAAGAAATTTATGCAAGTTGCTGAAGTTCCCATAAATAAAATTGCTGAGATTATGCAGGATATGCCACAGGCTGAATGTCCTGTTGTTCATCGTTTTGGTGAAGGTATTTATATTCGTGAGGTGACAATGCCAGCGGGTACTCTAGCCGTTGGTCATATTCAGAAATTTAAACAGAATAATTTTCTATTGCAGGGTAAGATTGCAATGATCGGTGATGATGGCGTTAAGATACTTCAAGCACCGTTGTTTTTTGTTGGCGAGCCAGGAAGAAAAATAGGTTTAGTTCTTGAGGATATTGTTTGGCAGAATATCTGGTCTACTGATGAAACTGATATTGAAACTCTTGAAGATACCTATATGGAAAAGAGTTCTGATAGTGTTTTAAAGAAAGAGCAGCTTGACGTTATCGATTTCATTAGCCGAGAAGCAGACCGTATAGATTATAATCAAGTTATTGAAGATTCCCCATTTACCCATGAACAAGTTAAAATTCAGGTTGAAAATGAGTTTGATCAAATTAAAATGCCTGAGCCTTGGAATGCGGTTACTACACTGAGGAAGTCCAACATTCAAGGTAAAGGTATGTTTAGCACATGGCCTATTGAAAGCCATGAATGTATTGGCCCCGCAAGAATAGATGGGAAAAGAACACCATTAGGAAGATATACTAATCACTCAGTTAATCCTAACTCTTACCCTATTATGGAGGGTGACGATGTTTACTTATATTCATCACGTTCTCTTGACGGTTGTAAGGGTGGAAGTTTCGGTGAAGAAATCACAGTTGATTATAGAGATATGTTAAAACTTTCAGGAATTGAATTATGACAGGTGTAGCAACAGCTATTGCAGTGACAGGAATAGGAGCCTCTCTTCTTTCCGCAAGCGCACAAAAGGGCGCAGCAGAGGACGCAACAGCGGCACAAGTACAGGCGTCTGAGGCTGGCATTGAAGAACAACGAAGACAGTTTGACAAAATACAGGAACTATTGCAGCCTTTTGTTAGCGGTGGTGCAGCAGCATTCACAGCACAAGGAGCCTTAACAGGGCTTCAAGGCCCAGAGGCAGAGCAAGCGGCAATTGACGCTATACAGGCCGGTCCTGAGTTTGGCGCATTGGTTGAAACAGGTGAAGAGGCCATCTTACAGAATGCTGCTGCAACTGGTGGATTACGGGGCGGTAACGTACAACGTTCATTAGCTCAATTTAGGCCTCAGATACTTAGCTCATTAATTAATCAAAGATTTAGCCGTCTTGGCGGTCAAGCGCAATTAGGTCAAGCATCGGCGGCTGGTGTAGGTAGTGCTGCATTGCAAACAGGTCGAGATGTACGTGCTTCTTTAGCGGCTGGTGGAGAGGCAACGGCTATCGGTGCAGCTACTAGAGGGAAAATACAAGCTAATTTATTTGGCGATTTCGGCGATGTATTTGGAGAGTTTAGAGAGTCCGAGTTCGGGCAAAGTTTAGGATTTTAAAATGGCTGTAGATTTATCAAAATTTCTAGGAAATATACCAAGCCCTGTACAAAGGATAAGGGAAGGTGCTTTGTTTGGTCAACAACAAGCAGATAGAAGAACTGAACTTGAAGCCGCAAGATTGCAGAGGGAACAACAACAACAAATAAATGCTGAACTAGCAGCTCTTGCACAAAAAGAAAACAAGACACCAGAAGATTTCATTAATTTAATGACACGGTTTCCTAGTATATCGCAACAGTTTCAAGCCCCGTTGGATGCCTTGAATACGCAACAACGTAAGACTGCTATCTCAGAAGCAACTAATGTATTTGCTGCTTTATCGGGCGGCAATAGTGAGGCTGCTATAAAGCTTTTAGAGGACAAGAAAACGGCTTCTGAAAATTCAGGTGATGAGATAGGTGCAAGACGTGCTGAAATATTGATTGAATCAATTAAACTAAATCCTGATGCTGCTTTAACGAGTGCGGGTTTGTTCTTATCTCAAGCTGTTGGTGGTGAGAAGTTTGCCTCAACGTTTGAAACATTAACAGGTCGAGCGGGAGAAAAAGCTGAAGCGGCTATTGCTAAGGCCGCTGCTGAAACAGACAAAACTATCGCTGAAACTCTAAAAATCAAAGCAGAAACAGGTGAAGAAGAAATACCTGAATTTAAAAATATTGTCCAAAATCCAGACGGTAGTTCAATAGGCACAAACACCTTAACTGGCAAAAGAGAAATTATTCCCACTAATTTTGAAGGTGCAGCCCCACAAACGAAAGCTCAATTCGAGGCCATTAATAAACTTGTTGAAGTTGCGAAGAAAGATGATCGCGTAAAAGACTTTGTACAAGTTAGTACAAAATTTGACAGAATAGAGAGCGCACTTGATACAGCAGCCGGTGATATTTCGCTTATATTTGCGTTTATGAAAATGCTGGACCCTGGCTCAACAGTTCGTGAGGGTGAGTTTGCCACCGCACAGAACTCTGGAAGCGTTAATGAAAATATATGGGCTACTTATAATAAGGCCATAACGGGTGAAAGACTGGTCCCGTCAAGAAGGGCAGATTTTAAAGCTCAGTCAGTAGCTATATTTGACAAATCTAAAAAAACAGCCCTCAAAACAATCGAACCCATTATGGGACAGGCTAAACGATTTAAGTTACGCCCTGAAACAATAGAAGAAGCTATCTTTGGTCTACCCGAAGAAGTGCAAGAAGAAAGTGTGGAGGCCGTTGATACGGGTCGTGTAAATGCAACAGGTGAAAGATTGTTTCAACTGTCTGATGGTTCATTTGTGGCGAGAAAATAATGGTTGACAGAGCTGTATCACTAGAAGAATTAAACGAATTTCAACCAGCGGAACAGGTTGTTCCAGAGGATAGAGTCGTTTCTGCTGAAGAACTTGACACATTTCAAGTGCCGAGTGCGCCTGAAGAAACAGACTTTGCTGATGATATATTGCGTCAAGTTGGCTTAACAGGTCGCGCAGTTGCAGAGGGTGGGGCGGGGCTTGTAGGTATTGTAGCCGATCCTATTGCTGTCCCTGTAAGGTCACTTATTAATTTATTTCGAGAAGATAAACTACCCCTAGAGAGCTTTCAAACCGTTGTTGGTGATTTATTAACTCAAGCGGGTGTGCCTGAACCTGAAAACAAAACAGAAGAAATAGTTCAAGTCGTTTCACAAGCCCTTGTTGGTGGTGGCGGCGTTCCTGCAATAGCAAGGGGCGTTGCTCAAAGAGCCGCCGCGCCTGTTACGAGGGCTGTTTCTGGAGTGCTTGCAGCGCAACCTGGGGCGCAAATAGTAGGCGCAGGAACCGGACAGCTTGCAGCGGAAGTTGCTGAAGAGGCGGGGGCTGGCCCCGTTGGTCAAATTGCAGCATCTCTCGTCGGCGGTGTGGCTGGTGCGGGTGGTGTGACAAGATTGGCAGGTGCTAGAGCCACGCCCGCAATAGCAGGGGATGTTGCAGCAGCGGAAGAGCGCGGGATTCGTGTATTAACAAGTGATGTTAAAGCACCTGATACATTTGCGGCTAAGTGGCTTCAGAGTTCAGGTGAGAAAATACCTGTAGCCGGTACGGGTCCGGTCCGTGTGGCTCAACAAGAAGAACGTGTTCAAGCTATTAAAGATACATTGCGAGAATTCGGTGCAGAAGACACGGCAGCACTTACCGATGATGTTATGAGGGATTTACTCAAGACCCGCAGGAAAGAAATTACCAAGCATACACAAGCTAAGAAAGAAGTCTTTGCTGAAGTTAAAGATGCTGGCATTGTTCCTGTGCAAAGAACAATTGACACTATTGATGCTGAAATAGGAAAACTAACACGCCTTGGCACAGATGAATTAAAACCAGCTATTGAAAAGTTAACAGATTGGCGTAATGCAATACAAGGACAAGGTATTGATAATATTGAAACGTTAAGAAAACAATTAGGTGCTTCTTTTAGTGCTTCTGACTTGACGACTATTAAAAATACTAGCAAAGAATCACTAAGTAATATTTATGGTGCTATCCGTGATGATATAGGTGATTTTATTATACAAAACGGAACACCCGCAGACCATAAAAAATGGCTTAACGCGAATAATAAATTATCCGGTTTAATTGGTGAGCTTGATGCTTCAGCACTTAAGTCTGCATTAAATAAAGGTGATGTAACGCCTGAAGTTGTCAGAAGTTTGCTGTTTAGTAGAAAACCTTCCGATGTTAGAACGTTATTCAAAAATCTATCCCCTAAAGGGAAATCACACGCTAGGGCGGCAATTCTTAGTGAAGCTGCTGAAAAATCAATAACTGGTGACAAAGTAAGTCCTCAAAAGTTCGTTACACAAATTAACAAATTACAAAATCAATTTGGTGTATTCTTTAAAGGCGACGATCTTAAATCAATTAAAGGTCTTGAACGCGCTTTAAGATTAACTGAACGGGCCGGTGTGGCGGGTATTAGCCCACCAACGGGGCAACAATTAGCTATTCCTGTTGGTGCTGCAATATTAACCGACTTACTAGGTGGCGCTGGTGCCGCTTTAGCCGCCGGTGGCACGTTAGGAGGTCTTGCCCGCATTTACGAAAGCAAACCAGTTAGAAACGCTTTGATAGCACTCTCTGGAACAAAATCAGGTGGTAAAGAAGAGGCCGCAATATTTAAAAGATTAATCGCAGCAGGTCTAACGCAGCAAAGGAATGAATAATGGGATTTATAGTTACAAAACCATTCGAAGTATTTAATGACTTAAAGGGTAATCCTTTAGAGAATGGCAAATTGTTTATAGGGGTCACAAATCTAAATCCTAAAACTAATCCTGTTTCTGTGTTTTTTGATGAGGCGTTAACAATACCCGCTGATCAGCCTATTCGTACTATTGGAGGTTATCCTTCACAAAATGGAACACCGGCAAATATTTATATTGCAAACATTAATTATTCAATAACAGTCGATGACAAAAATGACAAATTTATTTATTCAAGGCTAGACAGTGATAATATACCCGATGAGGTTCTAGCGCGGGATACTATAAGCGACTTAACGGCTATTCCAAAAGCCTCTCTTGCCGATAATCAACAAACATTAGTTAGCGGATATACCACAATAGGTGATACTGGTGGCGATCCTTTCTTTTGGAATAGCGCAAGCACAGCCACAGAGGATTTAATTGTGACGTTTGAATCCGATGAGGGCGGTACTGGAAGATGGATTAGAATATTAGAGGATAGAATAACATTTGCTATGGGTGGCGCTGTAGGCTCAGGCTCAGACGAAACCACCGAAATGCAACGCGCTATGGACTATATAGAGGCCAACGGCGGGTTATTAACCGCAGACGGAAGCAAACAATACATCACCTCTTTAAGCCTACTTATTGAAAACGCCAGTGATTTTATCATAGATTTTAATGGCGCTGAGATTTTCACAGCAAATAGTACCGCCGTGACATTTAATCAGGGAATCATTCGAACGAATACATGTACTGGCTATACTATCAGAAACTTAACTGGTGACGGCAACAGAGCAAACAGAACCCCGGCAGAGGTTTCCAGCCATGCGTGCGCTTTATTTGGTTGTAGTAATTTTAGATATGAAAATATTGATATGGTAAACAGTGTTGTTGACGGATTTATTCTTACAACGCTCGATAATACTGATGCAACAAAATCATGTTCCGATGGTGTTTTTGTTAATTGTTCTGCAGACAATTCCTTTAGAAATGGTCTTTCCGATATTAATAGTATAGATGTTGATTTTTATCATTGTAAATTCAAAAACTCTAATGGTGTTGATCCAGAAGCTGGTGTTGATATTGAATCGGATGCAGGAAGTGTAACCCCAGCTAATTCAAGATTGAGATTTTTTGGATTAAGCACAGACGGCAATAATGGATTTGGGTTTAAAAACACCACAAAGACTGGAAATCGGGAGGTTTATTTATACTCACCACATTTTAAATCTGATTTGGGGGGTGCCATGTCTATTGGTGCCGCAACATATGTCTATGGTGGGTTATGTGAAGAGTATAGTTCTATAACTCATTCGGATAATTTATTTGAAGGCATAATTGAGTTTAATTCTTCTACAGCAGAAACACGGGGTATTATCGACGGTATGCAGTTTAAAAACATCACCGCCGCTAGTAGTAAGTGTGTGTTTGGTACAGGTTCAACAGGGCCAATCTCAGTCCTTAATTGTACTGCGGATAATGTATTATCATTCGTTGATATTAGGGCCGAAGATGGACAGATACATAAGAATTATATTGATGGTTCTACTTCCGCTATTTTATTTCAAGGCGACGGAACGCACTGTTCTGAAAATACGGTTGTGGCGGATTTGGGCGTTGCTATTCAAGTGGCGGGGGGTAACTATCATACCGTAACAAACAATACTGTTAAAAGTGCCGTTGGACGCGCTATGGTAGTTAATGGAATAGGAAGCACATTTACAGGAAATAAATTCTTTGGTGTAAGTACGCCAACAGACGCATGGATCAGAGATTTTGGAAGTCTCAACTATTATAGTGATAATTACTTTGAAGCAGTAAGTTCTGAGCCTACGATATTAGCTATTAAATTCTCAGGCGTTCCCGCTGTTGTAGCATGGAACCGAGTAACTAATTTACATACTACGGATGCTTATGACTTTGTAGGTGGGTTTGTAACCGCATTTTTCGGCTATAATACTGGTGGATCAGCGAATGATATAAATGTAAAAAGATCGTAGTTCGTAGATATCCTTTGTAATTCAACAAGCTTATCTTTTTAACTCTTGCCATTTATGGTACACTAAACTAAATTCTAAGAGCCAATGATGGCACAATTTAACCAAGGACAAACGATATGCCTGGACAAACTGGCGGCAAGAAGCCAAAGAAAACCACTACCACAGAAACCGAGGCCGATAGAAAAAAAGCGCGTGAAGAAGCCGCCGCTAAGAGAGCCGCAGAGAAAAGCTAAATGGAATCATTGCTAGAAGTTATCATTAATAAGATTATTATATCTTTACCTTGGATGCTCTTGTTGGTGTTTGGGTCTTTCTCTATCTTTGTGAAAGAGGTTAGGGTAACTTCTAGCGTGGTTTTTTTAAGTGCGGTGGTGGCTCTGGCTATGCAAGGTGTTTATGAAGAAGGAACCACTATTTCTTACCTATACAAAGGCGTTATAGATGTAGTGACGGGCCTCGCATTAATAGTATTATACGGACAGATGGAGACTAAAAAAGCACTGTGGCAAGCTCCTATCTTTATATTGTTCATGTTTAGTCACTATTGGTTAATATACGAATTTGAGGTTTTTGAGGTTAAGGATTACTGGTTTTATGATAGATACGACAGTGCAATGGTGGGGCTAACAATAGCTCATTTCTTAGTTATGTGGGATTATTATGAGGAACTTTATAAGAAAATTCAAGACGTATGGGCTACGCGTGGGCTTAGGTATAAACGGGCTTTACGCTTTATCAACATGGTACGAAACAGAAAACCTAGAAAAGACGACTTGGATAGTTCTTTTCGGGGCCGGCCTATGGGGCTTTTCCGAAGCGGTACGTATGATAAAGAAAGAAATAATGATAAAGAGGGTTCGAGCTATCGTAAATCGTGAAAACAACTTATATTTAAAAGATGACTGCTCATATTATTTACAAGACCAGTGTCATAATTGTAGAGGTTGCCCACATCAAACATTTAACAGGGATATGGACTAAATGAGTGCGACTAAAACATTAGCATTTGCAAACGGTTCCGCAGCGGTAACAGGTGCAAGCGGATTTATGACATGGTTGGGGATTAACGCCCCTGCAATAGGCATAATATTCACAGCGCTGATGTTTTGTGTTGCTGTTATTTTTTACACGCTTAATTACCTTGAAAGTAAACGTCACAATCACGAGATGGAGAAGGATAAGTAAATGTTAGCAGGGTTAGCAGGAAAATTAATTGGTGGTGTGACGGGCTTCTTCACAAGAAAGCAAGAGCGCAAAATGGCTGAGAGTACAGCCAAGTCTAAGCTTGTGCAATCCAAAGAAGATAACAATGCTGCAATTAACTTCACTAACGCTGAATGGGAAATCATAAGCAAAAATGCTGAAGGTGGGACATGGAAAGATGAGTATGTAACGATTGTTATCACACTTCCTATCGTGCTTATACTATTGGGGGCTATTTTAGCGGCCTTCACAGGTGACAACAGGCTTTTAGATGGAGTTAACACAGGAATAGCTAACCTAGCCACCCTTGGGCTTGATATGGGGGAATTGATGTACATCGTGGTTCTGGCTGCTGTGGGTATTAAAGGATGGAAATCATTATGATTAAACATTTAAAAGAACATGTTGGTAAATACGCCTCTATATTAGGTATATTCCCGCTGATATTCTTAGCAAATCTTGCTATGCCAACTAATATGAGCTTCGCTACTGCCGCACAGGTTAATGAAAATCGATGTAGACTTGCTTGGATAGACTATGAAAGTAGTTTGAATAAACTTGATAAGGCTGAATACAGAGAAAAAATTGAACCCTCAGAACGTAATCGCGATGATGTCACAAAGTACTCTATCGATGTAGATAAAGCGCTCAATGACATAGACAAGTATTGTTAAAACGCTAACGTACACCACAGCATCCCGAAACACACCACAGCAGACAAGACAATAGCAAGGTTTAAAGCTCTACGGGGTATTGTGAACGCCAAGATAGAGCATAACAACCATCACATAAGCGACAGTACCGAATATCAATGCTGCTTTATTGAGCTTGATTGCTGCATTAGTCCCGATATTAAATCGTTGTTTAGACATACCGCCAGTGCTAATTAATAACGCTGTGACAAATATTATGTAAATCAAAGTTGCTATAATCATTTTCAATCCTTCTTAGTTTGTTGGGGAACGTTAAGTTCATCAAAATGTTGGCGCATACATACGGCTACAGGATGATCACTACCGTTATCGCCTTCCAGTACCGCAAATGCATTTTTTATATTAGACTTCACGTTATACTCACCAACCGAAAACCCAAAATAAAAAACGATGCTTATTATCGCCGCGTAAGTAAATGACGGACGTATGTTTTCTTTAACGAGATATTCTGTTCCAAATTCCATAATCTAATCCTTAATTTTTGTTTGTTGTTGAACGTCTGGTGATTGCATAATTGGCTTGTCAGGCAATGGCATCCAATGAGTGGGATCATTGTAAGTCCAATATTCTTCCCCACCAGCTTCCGCCCAATTCATCCCATTCTTATTCCAGACAGAAACATACCTTCCACTTTTTGGGCCACACGTTAAAATTTTTGTCCCATCCTTTGGCGCGGTATCAATCGGTTGCCATTCAATCAATTCTTTTTTCAAATTGAACAATTCATTACTGGTTTGCAGATGTCTAAACCCTAAATTTTCGCCATATCTTAAAGCTTCAATAATCTCGTGCTTCCTTGGATTAAGGTCTCGTGTGTATGTTAAAGATTCTGATAAAGTAGCAACGCTCATGATTGATCCTTTCTAACGTTAAGTATTTCATTAAGTGTAATGTTACCGTGTGCGCTGAGAGACTGTGCTATTACTGACATTAAGTCAGTTAAGTCTCTAGTGTCGTTATGGGTCATTTGGTCAGTTGTTGCATTCTTAAAGCACAGTGTGAAAATGTCTTGCTTAACCCTTCGTGTTGTTCCATCGTTTACACCGCAG